GTTAACATACCCCCTTGTGAGGGGGTGGTGCTCACAAAGGTGAACAATGGCACGACCAAGCCCCTGTTGCAAATATTGCAACTGACTTGGTTCACATGAAATGGTGCGAGGCCCACGACTATCCTTAGGTACAAACACGACTCTTGCAGGGGGATGAACCCCTGTGGGTCCGGGTATTGTAATTCGGAGGTCAGTGGGTGGGCAGAGGTAATATGACCCGGTGACATACATCCCGTAGTCATAAACCCGATCAAGGTCAACATCGTGATAATCAATCCTGTATTTTTCACGACCGACCTTATGATCTGAAACAGAGCCAGGACCATGTTGCGGACGGATATTGAGAGGATCGAACCCCTCAAATAACACCCGCAAATACTCCTTTGCTGACTTGAACAAGTCAGATTGGAGTATTCCTTCCGTAATACACGGAAGGGAGCGATCGATTTCAATAAATCTGTCGGCTGCATCTCTGCAGGCGGACAGAGACATTGGAACCTCCACTCGATAAGCGAAATAGCAGATTTGGCGAAGTTCGCCAATTGCTGGTCTCGCCGCATGGCCCAGGTTTCCAGAGGTAGTGAAGATGGTGAGAAATAGTGCCGAGCAAAAGCTCGGTATATTGAATTGAACCCCTTGAGAGCTCTTATGAGCAAACTCACGAGGCACAATGAGATCACCAGTTTCCAGCCCCTTATCAAGTGCCTTGCCCAATTTGGGCAAAGTCTTGGAAAGAAAGCTGAAACCTTCACTGGCACAACGAGATTCGACTGTGAGTTTATCACGGGCGATCTCTCGCTGAGGAATTTCTGGAAAAGCAGCATATGCGTCATCCAAGATTTTTCCAAGAAAGTTGATATAGAAAACCATATCAACCTGGCTCTTCCGGTTACCCAAATGGGAAAACCTCCGAAGAGCCATCTTGGCAATCCGAGTAATGACATGAGGATAAACCTCCTTGTCGGCTAATTTTCGCCGAGAAGAAGGTTATCCAGATTGTCCAGGGTGCGCGCCGCGTTGGTTCCGATGATGAAGTTGATCAGAGTACCGACCAACTCCGCAGGAGTACCGAGCGAGGTGTTGGCATTCCGTGGCACCGTCACCGTAAGGTTAACGATGGTCACGGGTTTAGAACCGTCAGCAGCCGTTTCAGTTTTCGCAAAC